AACACGTTCTCACGCCTTAACAATTGAAGCCGAAGACGCGCTAATTGCAGCGCTTAAGGCGAAACACGCAAAACCTGACGCAACAATCACGTACGTTCAAAAATCCAATCGACGTGGGGACTACCGTCATCCGCATGAAGGATTGTTGGATCAGAAGTGAAATCCTGTTGTCGGTTGTTGCCCGCGCGTTCCGATCTCAGGATTGCCAATGCGAGCTGACGAGTTCGAGGCAATGCGCCGCCAGATGATTGCGGAGATTTCCGCCCACGCCGTTCAATTGCGCGAGACAATTGGCAAGTCTGCCTTTGCCGGGCCGGTGATGGCCGCGATGGAAAAGGTTCCGCGGCATGAATTTGTGCCAATCGAATTTCAAGCTTACGCCTACGCCAACACGTCTTTGAGACAAAACATTGTTTTAATGCGCCACAAAGGTGATCTCACCAGCCCGTCAGTATTGGCTACCGAGCGTGGCAAAGAAGGTGTCGTTGCAGCAGCGGCTCAATGGCGAGGTAAACCCCCGCGTGCTTACTCATTCGAACTCCGGCAACAGTCGCGCATAACCCGGCGCGTAATAGCGTTGCGGGTTTCTTGGCCTTCCTGATTGCTCTCGCTCAAACTCTGCCATCGGGTCGTAGTCCGACACGACGTTGCTGGCGCCATTCGTCCAACTATCAAATTGCCGCGGAAATACGGGTCTAGCGAACGTCAACGCCAGTGCGTCCGCGATATCGGGTGAGGCCAAGCCTCGCTTTCGCATGTCTTCCTTCTTCTCGAGCTGAATCTCGCCCTTCAGGTTGAACTTGAATTCGGGCCCGATCAGTTGATCGCGCAGGTCGGCGCTGTCCGGCAGTGCCAGATACGGCAGCTTATCCCTGAGCGTTCCCCACATTTCGGCACGCTTATTCGCGTACTTGACGTGGCTGATGTCACCGACCGACTTGCCGCCAAATGCCACCCCCTCGACCGGAAGATTGTGCCGCATCAGGTGGTCGACGACAGCGCCACCAGCACCGGCATCATCGACAAAGATAACATCGACTTGATGCTGCAGACAGAAGTTGAGGATCAGCTCTTCCACTCTGACGGGGCCGCGCACCTCAATTGGCTTTATCGAGCGTCCGTCCATTCCGCGCCGCGGATAAAGCACCGAGCTGTCTTCGCCAAACCGCGCCACATCAACGCCAAGGACTAGCGCATCATTCGGCATCGCCTCGGTTTCTCGGATCATTGCCGCCTCGACGAGGTCCGTAGGAATGAACTGCGCCGAGCCCGCACTGGGAAACAATCCGCGGACGCGAGTGCAGAAGAAATAGCCGTCCTCGCTATAGTCGGCAGCCCACCGCGCAATCTGCTCCTTGTCTGAAATGCCGACATCTCTGGAATCGACGTGAAAGCGTTTCCAGCGGTGAGCAAATTTACCGAAACACTCACGGAACGGTCCGGTGTTATGCAGCGGGTTGCCGAAACAGCACCAAATTACTTGTGTGTTGATATCGCTGGCCGCCGGCTCAACCGTTTCAAATATGATCGGATCAATGGCGCTGGCTTCGTCGAAAATAATTAAAATCCGCCGTCCTGCATTGTGCAGTCCCGCGAACGCCTCGGCCTTGTACGGATTCCACGGCAGCAAATCCAAGCGCCAGGTGAATTCGTGTCCGGGATCGTTTCTGATCAGCGCCGTCGCCGTGAGATTAAAAAATTATTTGCCGCGAAATAGCCTGTGCCATTTGGTGAGCTCAGCTCTATTTTTGGTGTAAAGCTGCGCCTCGTTCGAGGCCGTCAGCACGCCGCGCGTATCTCTACAGGTCGCCAGCGCCCAAAGAATGATCCAACTCGTTAAAGCGGTTTTGCCAACGCCATGCCCCGATGCGCACGCGATCCGAACTTTCTCTTCCGGCAATCCATCTCGGATCGCCTCTAATACTTCGCGCTGCCATTTTTCTGGCGCTGCGCCTTTAAGTTCGGGATGGCTGTCCCACGGAAAACATTCGAGTACGAACTTCAGCGGATCCGCCGCGTACTGCGCTATCTCCTTACCGAGCTCGATTTCTTCTTCGTGCGTCATACCGCCTTATAGCCGAGCTTTTGGCCGCGCGCATGTTGAAGCGCATTCGCAAGCTTGGCGGCCAGGCGCGGATGGCGCGGCTCACGGCCAAAGAACGCCGCGAGCTCGCGCGAAAAGCGGCCTTGGCCCGGTGGCGAGGATCCTGATCGTGGCCGCGCTTTCCCCCCTCAGTAGTAGTGGTAGTAACCGTGACGGTAGGCGCGACGATAGCCCCGCCGCGTCGCCACCCGAGCCCGCCGATACGTCACGTAGGCTTTAGCCTCGTCCTGGCCGAGTGAGATCGACACAGGCAGCAATCCTGCCGACGGACCGACTCGTGGCGACAACGGCAGCAGCGACAGCAGCCCAACGACGAAAACCGAGATCACGAGACTTCGCATCGTCCTTACTCCCATTGTGGGTTTTGCGTAGTGGGTAGAATGCCAACGCTCGAAAATTCCCGAATGATTTCAGCTTGACTGGCGGAGAGGGAGGGATTCGAACCCCCGATACGGTTACCCGTATGCCGCATTTCGAGTGCGGTGCATTCAACCACTCTGCCACCTCTCCAGGCTAAGTGATATCAACGGCTTACAGCTATATCGGCGCGAACGCTTTGGCAACTTCGATCGATCGCGGACCCAAGTTGGACCCAACGGTTCATGCGAGCGTGCCTTTTGTCAAAGTGGCGACGACATCGGCTGCCGACGTATTCGCTGATTTGGTCATCTTCGCATAGTTGCTCCACAGCACGGCCGTATCGTGGCCGCATCGTTCCGCGACGACATGCGCCGGCACGCCGGCATTAAGTAGCAACGTCGCGTGCGTTCCGCGGAGATCATGAAATCGCAACCCCTCAAAGCCGAGCCTCGATGCTATTCGTGTAAACTGTTTTGTCGTGGCTCGCGGATTGCGGAGCTTCGTGAACGAAAAGCTTTTGCCCGGCGACGGCGGGTTCGGAAACATCAATGCTTCGGCCGGCAACTTGACCAGCGACAGGTCGACTGCTGCGCTGTCCGGCACGCCGGCCCTGATCCGCAGATACCGCTCGCGCTCGGCGAGCAGTAACGCAATCAAATCGTCATCGATCGTGATCGTGCGTTTGCCTCGCTCAGTTTTCGGACCCTTGATCCGCAACCCGTGCGCTTTCGTTTCCTCCTCGGCGCGCTCGATCCGCAGTGTTTTTGCCGCCACGTCGAGATCATCCCAACGCAGCGCCAAAATCTCGTTACGCCTTGCGCCCGTAAACGCAGCGACGGCCACGATCGAGAAAAGCGACGAGCCCCGGAAGCCTTGAACGAGCAACCGCAACCGATCGGCTTCCAACACCGTGCCGTGCTGGCCGCCCTTGTTTGAGGGAACCTTGGCGAGCTCGACCATCGGATTCCGTGTGACCTTGCGCGTGCGCGCGGCCGTCCCGAGGCATGAGCTGAGGACAACGTGAACATAGCGCAATGTCGATGCCGCCATGCTCTCGGACAGTTGCGCATAGAGGTCGTCGACTTCGGTTGCCTGTAATTGCTGTAACGGCCGATCGCCCAAGGCTGGCACGACATGGCATCGAAGCAATTGCGCATATCGTTCCCTGGCGCGCGCTCCAATCTCCCGGCATCGGCTGCCGGGACAGCCGATCGCAAGCCAATGCTCGATCCACTGTCCTACTGTCATTTTATCGGGGGCAACATGATTACCGGCATCTGCGGCGTGCAGTAGGTCCCGTAGAGCCTTTTGAGCTCGCGCCTTTGTACCCCGGACGGTCTTTGTGTAGCGCCGTCCGTTGATCCTGTAGCGAAGCCGCCAAGTATTTTCGCCACGTGCGTCAATGCCACCATCACCATGGCCGCGTTTGCTGGATCTGGTCATTTGCGCCTCCCCCTCAGAGCTGGATCGCTACGTGCGAGACTATTGAATCGCTTGCGATGTTCAGGCGAACAGAATTCGGTGTTTCGAAGCCGGCCGCTGTTTCCGCCAACTGAAAATAGGCCATGACAAAACGGGCACTCGCGAAAATCAGCACCGTTCGATTGGGATTGCTGGAATTGCAGCCACAAAGCGTCAAGCAGCGAAGAAGGAGTTACCGACGTATCTAATTCACCCGTCTTACGATCCTTGATGAGATGTGCCTTCAAATCCAAGTGGCGGTAGAACGGTTCGGCTTTGTCGGCCCGCATGCACTCTCGCATCCGTTGAGCTTCATCGAGCAGCTCGATCACAGCCTGATGCTTTGCATTGGTCAGCGGGCCTAACTTGGTAACGAAATCGAGTAACTGAGCAGGCGTTTTGACCGCTGCGAACTTTTCGAATGCATCCGGATATTGGTCGAGCGGAACCTTCTCGTGTTTGCCTCTGTTGCCGACGATCTCACCCGAAATCCAATCGCCCTCGACCGTGCCGTCAGCGCGAACCTGGCCAAGGCGTCCTGACGGGACGGCCTCCAGAGGCTCGTCCAAAAGTTCGTCGCGGCTGTAGCGCCGTCGAGGCGGCGGGATCTTTCCGACGATTCGATAGCCCTTGGTGTCTCGGTGCGAGGTGAAGTTAAGCCGCGGCAGCTTCATCGATCATCATGTAACGCAGCTGTAATGGACCATCTCCTTAGCACGTGACACGATTCCAAGCAACGCCTACGCTCTCTTTCAAATCGAAAGGAAGCGGATGTGATGAGGAAAGACGAAATCAAAACCTTGGATGTTCCGGAAGCCGGGCGTCGTTACTTCGGCTTGAGCCGAGGTGGTTCTTATGCCGCTGCCGCCCGAGGCGAGATTCCCGTCGTCAAAATCGGTCGTTTGCTTCGTGTCCCCGTCGTGGCGCTCGAACGCATGCTGGCCGATGCAAAGCCCCACCAGGACGATGCGGCATGACGCAAGAGCTAATCCACGCGGAGCTGATCGGCGGCAATATTCGCTTCACTTTTGCAGGCGCGGCTAAGCCCGACGCAGCCCCGCCCATGCGTCCAAATCCCGAGGCCGCTGAATGACAGCCCCGACCCAACGCGCGCGTAAGCGCACCGCCGCGCGACGGTCTCGCGCACAACGAAAGGGAGAAATGAAATGTCAGAACGATCCTTCGCAGACATCCTCGGTATGCCGCTTAACCAGATCGAGACACCGAAAGCATTACC